AACTTGGGCGATGAGCTGTTCACCGGGGAAATCTAACCAACGGGCATACACACCATGGTTACCAGAGGTGCTGTAGTTTCCGAGACCCATAAGTTGGTTGATCTCAGGAAGAGTCACCTGAAGGTAGGTGCGGTACGCAAGGTCTCCGTTACGGGAGATCACGCATTGCACGCGACGACCGAAATCGGCCTGGCCATTGAAAGTCTGTTCAATAGACTCGATGGCAAAGTTAGTGTATCTGCGATAAGTAACTTTCCAGAAAGTGATCTGAGGATTACCAGTAAGGTAAACGTCTTGGGCGCCATAGGCGACGAGTTGCATTAATCCACCTCCCATTTTATATAGTTGCTAAAGAAAAAAATTTTTGGGAAATTAATTTAATTAAATGGAATTAATTTAATTAAATTGGCTTTAAAATTTGTATTTGTTATAATTTGCCTAAGAAATTATTTTATTCAGGTCTAAATTGGTCTTCATAAATTTCATCAAATAGCTATCCTCAAGTATCTCCTTTTTATTTTCATGGCTCTTTGTAAACACATAGGACCCGTTTCGTTTCTTTACACACCATCCTTGCTCTATAGAATTAAACACAAGTATCATTTTTTGAAACGTTATAACGTCAACCTTTACATTGTCATTTTCTAAATCTTTTAAGGACTCCAATGAAACTTTCAGATCCATTTACTTAAATTATAGAAAACATTACGTGATTTTTAACTCTTTCTTTCCTTCTTTCCCTGGCATTATCAATTCAATTCAATAAGCAGAGACATTATACATATTATTACCCCCCTGCATAGTGTATTCTACACCCAATTCACTAAAAAATATAAAATCGTTTTTATAAAAGTTATATATCTTGTTTTTTAATTCTTCATTATAAAAATATTTACTGTAAACGTTGAAATTATAATACTCTGTCATCTCTAAATCACATACACAGCGGTCAATCGATTCACTATAATTTTTTCTTTCGTGTCCTTCTCTTTTGGTTAATATTGTTTCGGGTATTTTTACATTATATAACTCTTCTATGTACCGGTAATCAATAGCCTTAATATCGTAGCATTTGATGCATTTAGACAACATAACATTTTTGTTAAACTCTTCTGTTGTTTGTGGTGTAAAATGATGCTTTTCAACCATCTTCCAATCGCCCTTAACGGTTTCTTCTACAAATTTAGAAAATGTAATAGTTTCGTGTTTCCATAAGTGTCTAAAACTTCCGCCCGACTTATATTTATCTAAAAACCCAGATACAATTCTCTCATATGGGCTTCTGCTAATTATTATGGTCGTGTACTTTTCAATGTCACTTGGTAGCTTATTGTAGTCCTTACGACTATGAATAACACCATTTTCATTGTTATTTTTTAAAAAATAGAAAATTCGTTTAATATGACTGCACCCGCATTTAGCAGACCATCCAAATAGTATTTTACGGGCAGTGTCAACAAGAAAAAACATATTATACATGCACAATATAATTATGTGCATTTTTGTGTGCAAAAGCAAATGCATATATAGATTGCGACCAATTTACAAAACACATTGTATCATTCGTCCAACCGTGAACTGAGAAGAGCCGCGAATTAGAAATTAATACATAATAAATATATTCTCTCTATTATCAATTAAACAAGTTTTATCTAAAATACTTAAGAGGGGAATGCCGAATTTTAAGCCAAAGTCTATTAAAAAAATTAAGTTTAATAAGAAAACGGCAGTTACTCTTGACACAAAACATAAGGAGTTTTTGACTGAGTTTACTAATGATGAGACCGATGTTATACCTGAATTAAAGGCGGAGCGTCGTGAACTAAAAATCCGGTTATTAAATGAATACGACGAGCTTACTCTGGAAGGCCGAATAGAGTTGGAGGACAAGGTTGCAGAAATAACAACCAGACTAAGAGAGATCAATGCCAAGAAGAAGGAATACTTTCTGGACAATTCCAAATTTATTTTTGAGTATTTTGAAAACAAAAAGGATATTTCTGTTGGAAGTAAATATCAGTCTGCAACAAATAAGTCTAAACTTGTAAACACCTTTTTCAAAATTAAACAAGATCCAGATGCTGATAGTTCGTCGCAGAAGGAAACCAGCAACATTGTTCAAAAATATTTAAGTAATATTGACGACAGTTTTCTTGATATAAACTCATTTGTTTGTCAAACTGACGTATGCAAAGTATGTCATAAGGGCGAACTAATACCACTCGAGGACGAAGGTATTTTAGTGTGCAATAATTGTTCCAGAAGTATTCCTTATTTAATTGAAAATGAAAAGCCATCTTACAAGGAACCGCCGAAAGAAGTATGCTTTTATGCATACAAACGCATTAACCATTTCAAGGAAATATTGGCACAGTTCCAGGGGAAGGAAACAACACAAATTCCGCCGGATGTGATTGAAAATATAAAGCTCCAAATTAAAAAGGAGAGAATAGAGATATCACAAATTACAAATGGGAAAACAAAAGAGGTTCTTAAAAAACTGGGATATAACAAATACTATGAGCATATACCATTTATTAAGGACAAGTTAGGAATCAAACCGCCAATCATGTCTCAAGAATTAGAAGAAACACTGTGCAATTTGTTTACCGATTTACAGGCCCCTTATTCCAAGTTTTGCCCAGACGACCGGGTAAATTTCTTGAATTATTATTACACCGCATATAAACTATGCGAACTGTTGGGAGAAGAAACATATTTGGCCTTTTTTCCAATGTTAAAGGACAAGGAAAAAAGAATAGAACAGGATGTTATTTGGAAAAAGATATGCGAGGAATTGGACTGGGAGTTCATTCATACAATCTGAGGTCGCATATATTAAAATTAATTTGCCGGTTTATAGGGGAACAATTGGAGCGTACGAGTGTTGTAAATTGAAAAGTTCGGGTCACCTGTATTTGCTCCGACCCCATTACCAAAACATGTCCCTCCGCGCTGTTTACGGCTACTTTGTCGCTTCAAGGTCCGACGTCTATTAAGAGTTCTTCGGCGTTGTGCTGTTACACTTTTTTTTGCGTATCTCGTACGAGGGCGCATCTGCTTTACCATAATATATTACACTTAGATTAAATATATTATGTGATTATGAGAATATCAGTTACGATATTAAGTGAACTTAGAATCCTCCGGGGAACTTGACCAAGTTAGCACCAATACCAAAACCAGCACCAGAGCGGGCAGTAGCACCCATGCTGGGGATATATGTATCAAGGATACTGAATGTAGCGGCAGCAGTGAGGGCGATCAAAATGACCTCCTCAATATTTAAGGAACGTTTAGGAATGGCATAGGCGGCAATTGCCACCATCAAACCTTCAACAAGATACTTAATCACTCTCTTAACAAGTTCGGCGACGTTAATCAAACTGTTCATTATAATAAATAAAAAGAAAAAAATATATATATTGCGATAAAAAACTTAAAATCAAATAAGATAATTAACTAAATGGATCGCTCTAAAGGAAAGAATTCTGACAAGACTGGGTTTGAAAGAAAACAGGTTAATGGAAAGCCAAACCCGAAGTATGTTGATTTGCTGGAGGAGGACAAGCCGATTGCCGGGCAGAAATTTGTGTGTGTTTCATTTTGTTCCCCCGAAAAAGTTTTGAAGGAAAAGGCTGTGTTCTTTTTCGAAGAGTTCCTAAAGAAATGGGAATTCAACAAGTCAATGGAGAAGTTCCTTCAATTTCTTAACTTTGTTTCTTATAAATACAACCTGTCGTTTGACGACATTTCAAATGATTTTAAGGACTACGTTAAGGAGGAGAAAGAGACTCTGGCCAAGGTTGGGATTGAAGACGAATACAAGACCTTTATTGACAATAATGAGGACGAGTTGCAGAAGCAATTTGATATTGCGCACAGCTTCCAAACAAATACGCGAGGGCTGAAGATTCGCGGTTCCTACCCAACTCAAGAGGAGGCGGAGCTGAGATGCAAGATGTTGCGCGAGATTGACCCCAATCATGATGTTTACGTTGGGCCCATTGGCATGTGGATGCCGTGGGAACCAGAGGCATATAAGACTGGACGGGTAGAATATATGGAGGAGGAACTCAACAAGCTAATGAGCGAAAAGAACAAGAATGAGTCAAATGCCAAGGCCGCATTTGAGCAGCGCGTCAAAGAATCAAAACAGAAGGCAATTGAGGAGAATATCAAGTCCGCTGAGAAGTCTGGAAATACCTTGACTCAAACCATTGATGAACAGGGTAACTTGGTTGGCGTTAGCAGTGCAAACACACAAGAGTTTGTGCTTAAGGAGAACGAGAACATCTCTACCGCCGACATTTGCATGGAATTGTTTGAGGGCGATAATATTGTTTCAGGCAAAACGGACAATGGCGTAAGTCAGTTAGTAAGCGGTCCATTTGCTAATAAAGATTCCATGGAAAAAGTAGATTAACACAATTTTTAATAATATCTACTTAAAATCAAATAAATAATATATCACATGAAGGTGTGTTATATTATCTCAACCTGCGACAAGTATTTGGACAACCGAGTTAAGTTTCAGATGACAACATTTTTAAAAGATGTTCCTCTGGATGATATTTATTACTTGACCTCTAAGCCAAATATCAACGAGCGGCAATTTGGGTGGAACTGTGTGGACGACTTTGAAAGCATTACCTGGAAGTACATTCATTTTATTTACAATATGAATATTCCACAATACGACTGGTATATATTTATTGATGACGATACATTTGTTTTCAAAAATAGATTGTATAATTTATTGCATCAGTATAAGTCAGATGACTGTTATTATATTGGAAAAGAACTTGACCATATCAAAAAAGATTTTGGATTGTACATGTCTGGTGGGGCCGGGTATGCTATATCAACTGGACTGTACAAATTAATTTATAGCCATGTTAGAAATACTGGTATTAATACAAGTTTTAAACATTGGTGCGACGACTTGTGCATTGGTCTGTGGATTCAGGAGATCGCGAAAACAGCCACAGTAAATCAAATTAATGACAACCGGTTTAACGTGGGAGTGCATACGAATGATAGACAACTTGCAACCGATATCACATTTCATAAGGTTATTACGAGAGACCAGTATGATTTTTATGGCTCTATTGCGGATTCGGCGTATATTGCATCGCCTATTGCAACGACACCATCAGATAGTGTTGCCAAAAAAGATACCGTTTTTGCATTGGTAACAGACGGTGCATATTTTGAGAGAGCGAAAAGGACAATTATTGATTTACGAACACGAGGCAATTGGAATGGAGATGTTGT